TACTTCACTTATTGTTAAAGTTGGTACAGAAACCCCCGGTACTGGTACTAACTCAGCTACTGATACACCTAATACTGGTACTATCCGTATCCAAGAAGATACTACAGGTATTTTCCAGCGTGTTGCTTATACTGGCTTTACAGTTGGTGCTGGTATTATGACCTTCACTGGTATTTCTGGCCCACCTATTGCCTCTATCAACAACAAAGTGTTCATCAGTTATATTGATACACTTGCAGGGGGTACTTCTGTAGCTTACTCTTCTGTTTATGTTGCAGATAGAGATGTATTTGTAAGGGTTCGTGATTCTGGTACTGCTGGTGATGGGTTTAGTATTAAGACTTTTGAAACCAAAGGTACAGTAGGCTCAAACGGCGGATCAACATCTGCTATTAGAACCTCTGACGAATAATAGAGTCCTCATAGGGGTAAATTTAAGAGAGGTTAATAGATGACAGTTACAGTTACTTGGGATGGCACTAATGGTGCTGGTGGTGATGGTGTTATTGATACCGCAGATAACGTAGGTAACTGGACTGCTATTAAAATTACTTCTGGTGGTCAAGCACCAACTGCTGTAGCTGCTGATGCTGCTTATGAAGGCACTAACAATGTTACCTGTCGATCTGATAACAAACGTGTATATATGTATACAGATATTGGAGTGGGTAACGAGTTAAACTTTACAGGTGGTGGTAACGCTGAAGGGGAGTTGATCTATATTTGGGTCAACTTCCTAGCAAGCTCTCTCTTGGGAACACAAGCTGCGGGTTCATTAGGTGTTTTTCTTGAATCATCTACACCTTCCTCTACTCAATACCACTTGTGGTACTTCTATGGGGCTGATAACTACACTGGTGGTTGGAAAAGGCTTGTACTAGATCCCACTAAGACAGTATCCGCTTCAAGCGGAACAGCTATTGACCTAACATCTGTTCGTTATATTGGGGCATTTGCACAAACAGTGGCTACTGCTAAGTTCGATAACTTTGTTGTTGACCAGTGTGCGGTTGGTAAGGGTATTAAAGTTACAGGTTCCTCAACATTAGGTTTGATGGAAGAGCTTCTGGCAAATGAAGAAGCTAATAGGTATGGGGTTTTAACCGCCCTAAATGACTCAGGAACAGCGTATCAATTATCGGGTAGATTAACTCTCGGAGATAATGTTGGTGTTCTTGCTTCAAATATCACAGATGAAGATTCAAAAATCTTCCTTGCTGAACCCCTTTACTATCAAGGTGCTGTTTTGGCGGCTGCTCCGTTAACTTATACGGGGTTGGATATTGTAGGTAATGCTACTGGAGCTACAGATGTATCTCTTGGACAGCAAGTAGGGACTACTCAAGGGCGAAACGGAATATCTATAATAGGAAATGACACCTATACTATGGATTTGGACACTGATGATACCGCTGTGGAATCTTCCGATTTCTTCGGGTGTACCTTAGAAAATATCACTGGTACTCTAAACATAGATGGTAATCATAATTTTGATTCTGTTACGATGGTTTCATGTTCTATATTGAATGTTGCAACAGGGATGACCATCAACAACCTATCTTCTGTAAATAGTGGTCAAATTATACTTACAGGTTTGGCAGCTCTTGTTGATAGTTTGGTGGTTAACAATGTAGCAACAGTGGCTATTACCGTAGCTGATCTAGGACAATTGACTAATTGTAGGTTTACCTCTGATGGAACAGGACATGCAGTAGATTTAGGTACAATCTCTGTAACAGACACTATGTCTTGGAATAACACCGACACAGGTTATGCTGGTACAAATGGAGCTACAGGCAACGAGACAATTCTTGTAAATGTAGCTACAAGCCAAACGCTAACAATCAATGTAGGTAGTGGGTACTCCACACCAACGATATATAACACCGGAGCTGGTACTGTTTCTGTTGTATCTGGACAGGTGACGTTAACTATCACTGTTAGAGACATTAATGATGCTACCTTATTAGAAAATGCAAGAGTTTATGTTACAGCAGCGGCTGGCGGCTCATTAACTGTTGGTACGGTTATTATAGATAAAGCTTTAACCAACGTTAGTGGTGTTGTAACTGACACTAGGAGTTATTCAACAGATCAACCTATTGAAGGTGTTGTACGATTTAGCACATCTCCTAATTTCTACAAGACTTCCCCGATATCTGGTACTGTAAATAATGCCAGTGGATTATCACTAAATATACAAATGATTAAGGATGTGTAATGTCGGACAGTATGGAACAAAGAAACATACTAACTCTCCACGAGGTTATTAAAGAACAAAGAACCAAAATTAATGATCTTATAATAGGGTTACAAACTACTAATAATAATATAGCTATCCTTCAGGCAGACTTACAAAATACCAAACAGATGATTGCTGTACTTAAGGGTATAGGGATGGGGAGTACGGTGCATAATTAATGGCTATCTCGATTGATTGGGGGCAGCGAATTATTAATATTCCTAGAGCTGATATGTCTCTGGTTCAATCAGTCCCCACAGAGATCAGACAGCTTAATTTAGACACATTCAGAAGAACTCTTAAAGATTTAGAAGATGATCCAGAGGGAATGCCCTTTCCAAATACACACAACCACAATACTACAGTGGAAGTAGGAGGGGTTCTTCTTTCTCGTGTTATAGAAATTATTAATGGATACAGTATTACTTTTGAAGACGGTCAATATGCTGTTAACTTAGTTGGTGCTAATTCTAATGTAGGGGATGTTGTTAACGTAAACCAAGTATCTGTGAGGTCTGCTAATTCAGCCGGTCTACAGGATTTGTCTACATTACTTTCCTCTGCATATCAAGGTAAAGTTGTACTAGATATAATAAGAGGACAGGCGGGTACAGATGTACCTATTGGAACCTTATTTAGTCCGAGTAATAACGCTATACAGGCTATTCAGATAGCAGATAATCAAGGTATTGATATCATAAGTGTTACTGGAGACTACACCTTTGACACTGGACACGACATAAGCAATAAGCGGGTAGAAGGTCAAAACATGACCTTGAGCACAATTATAATAGAACCGGGAGCCAATGCTTTACAGTGTGAGTTCTCTGAATGTCACTTACAAGGTACTCTTGATGGTGGGTCTACTGTAGAAAGGAGTCTAATCACTACATTAAATTATGTAGATGGCTTCCTACATGAGTGTGTTCTATCAGCAGGGTTAATTACATTAGGAAATAATGCAGTTGCTTACTTTCTACATTGTTACTCAGGTATTCCGGGGGTTGGTACTCCAACAATAGATATGGGGGGTACTGGACAGTCCTTGGCTATGAGAGGGTACAGTGGCGGTATACAGCTTAGAAATAAAACTGGGCCAGAGTCTGTATCTATTGATTTACAATCTGGTAAGGTTATCTTAGAAAACACAGTTGTAGCAGGAACTATTGTTGTTAGAGGTGATGGTAAGCTAACAGATATCAATGGTAATCACTTATTCTCTGGAACATGGAATGGTGGAGTTACTATAATCAATGAAACAACCAGTATGCTTCACGACCACACCTTAGAGTCTATTGCGGGTGCAGTATGGGATGAACGCTTAACAGGTGCTACCCACAACATCCCAACATCAGCAGGAAGAAGATTACGAGAATCCTCATCACAAGTAATCACAACAGGGACAGCGATTGGTTCAGGGACAGGCAGTAACCAGATACAATTAAACGGTGACGCAAGTACAATTGATAATGCATACGATCCCGCCTCTGTATCTATTGTTGGTGGCACTGGCTTTGGTCAATCTAGGGGAATCATACAATATGAAGGTTCTATTAAGTTAGCTACAGTAGATAGAAACTGGAAGGTAAACCCTGATAATACATCTGAATATGTTATTTTTGGATGGGTTGGCAGAGAGCATGTAAATGAAGGTTTGGCACAAGCTGGCACTGCTAATACAATTACACTAAACCTTTTAGCTAGTTCGGCAAATGACGTTTACATTGGTCAGCTTGTATTTATTAGATCAGGAACAGGTGACGATCAAGTGGGCAATGTTATTGCCTATGATGGGACAACTAAGATAGCAACTGTAGCTCATAATTGGGCTGTAATACCTGATTCAACTAGCGGGTACGCTATGCTTCCTTTACAGAGTAGTAATGACTTAGTAGCAGAGGCTGTCTGGACATATACGAGGCCATAACTATGGACGCTTGGAACACCTTGTTATCCACAAGTACAGCATCTTCTGGTGCTGATGCTTGGGTACATCTAAACAGTCAAGGGATTGGAGGGGGGTTTATAACTATCCCCGTATTATCTGAAATAAACATAGAAGTCTCAGGAATGGAAACTATTGCAGTTAATATTGCTGAAGAAAAGAAGATTCCTATTCTTATTAACGATAATACTATCTCAGTAAAAGACTCAGAATCAGAGATATCCGTATTTAAAAACAACACAACAATACCAATAATCAAATGCTAAAGGAGTATTAATTAAGTGGATTGGAGATATGATAATTCTACCGACTCCTTCAGTTTAGACATTGGGGAGTTTATATCAGCTAGAGGAATATTAATTGCTGACATTACTGAAGCAATCTATATGGTTAAAGCTTCTAGATCAGATACAGACTTAGCGGCTCTAGCCACACTTACCATAGGCGATGGTATTACTAAAGTTGCTGCCTCTGGAACAGAACCTGACAAACTTACTATCAAGTTTAGAGAAGCAGATTTTGGAGTAGGGTTCTTAGAAACAGATGCCCCACAATATTACACTGGAGCTGGGATTAAAATTGCAGGGTACACAAAGTACGTTGAAATGGACTTAGCTGATAACAGGCTAGTGATAATCCCTGATTTTATACACGATTAAAATTAAATTAAAAATAATGCTTGACTTTTTTAAAAAGCATGGTATATTAAATACATAGTTGATGTGGAGGCACAATGGCTAAGAAGCAATATGGCCCTGCATCACTAAAGCAGGAAATGTATGTAAACTCTAATGCAACTATCACCGTTTTTGGTGGTGCTGCTGGTAGTGGCAAATCTTATATGGGTCTTATGGACTTACTTAAGTGGGTACACATGCCATCATTTCGTGGTGTTGTTTTCAGACGTACTACTCCCCAACTTAAAGGTGTTGGTGGTATGTGGGATACAGCCCAAGAGATGTATACAGAGTTATTTCCTAAATTACAGGTAGCATCCAAAGATAGTAAAATAACGTTTCCATCTAAAGCTCAGATTATGATGAAACACATGGAACACGTTAAAGATAAATTTAACATCCAAGGATGGCAGATATCAGAAGCACTTGTAGATGAAGCTTGTCAGTTTGAAGAAGAACAGATTATGTATATCATATCTCGCCTTCGTAACACTACTGAAAAAGACTTTAAATCTCACCTTAAAATGACTTGCAACCCCGATTACGATTCTTTCTTAAGAGTATGGCTAGAGAAAGCACAATACTTAGACAAAGAGGGTTTTCCTATTGAAGAACGTTGTGGGAAGTTAGTTTATTGTGGGCAGGTATCAGGTGGTATGGAGTTTGAACAATCCCTAGAAGATTGGGAAGAAAAATACCCAAAATCTACACCTTTAACCTTTTGCTTTATTAATGCTACTTGCAAAGATAACCCTATCCTTCTTGAAATGGAACCAGATTATCTTTCTAAACTAGAAAACTTACCTAGAGTAGAATGTGATAGGTTGTTACACGGAAACTGGTATGCTCGTGAAGAAGCATCTGGTTACTGGAAAAGAGAGTGGTGTGGAGACCCCATATCGCTATACCAAATCCCACAAGGGCTTAGAACAGTTCGTAGTTGGGATATGGCAGCTACACTACCTTCAGAGATATACCCTGACCCCGATTTTACAGTTGGTATTAAAGGTTGTGTTGATGGGGAAGGTACAGTGTACATAATGGACGTTAAGAGGTTCAGAGAAAGACCAGCCGGAGTTATTGATAAAGTATTAGGCTCTGGTTTAACCGATGGACAGGATTGCACTATAACAATCCCGAAAGACCCCGGTGCTGCTGGCAAGGCTGCTGCTGATAATGTAACTTCTAAATGCTTTGAAGCTGGATTTACATGCAGACAGAAACAAACAAAAACAGGTAAAGATAAAAGATTTGAACCTGTAGCTGCATTAGCAGAAAACGGAATGATTAAAATAGTTAAAGGGGATTGGAATAAAATATTTCATGATGAACTTGAGGCTTTTGGATCAGGAAGAGGACACGATGATATCGTTGATGCTATAGCCGATTTAGTGCATGAACTATGTCAAAGAACAGCAATACCAAGCTTCTCTTGTCCAGATGGACTTTTACAGACAAACCCATTTAATAACCCCTTGAGGATTTAAACTTTGAGTAACAACCCAACAGATGTAAAGCTCCTCAGTGAGGCTGCTAGGGTGGTTATGCCTGAACTAGGAAATTCCGGTTTAGCTAATCCTCTAGGACTTATTAGGGATGACTTTTATAGAGAGCTTGAATACCCTTTAGCTGCAAAAACCTTTAAGAATATGACATACCACCCTACTGTATCTTCAGCTATTACAGTTATTGAAGACACTATTCGTAGAGTTAATTGGTCAGTTGAAGCTCCTAAAGATGCCACTCCTGAAATGAAAGTACGAACAAAGTATATTGAGTCTTGTATGCACGACATGGATAGGACTTGGGCAGAATATATTCAAGAGTTCTTATCTATACTTATTTACGGTTTCTCCGTTAATGAGAAAGTCTGGAAAAGGCGTACAAAAAAGAATAACAAGTCTAGACATGATGATGGTTTAATCGGTTGGAAAAGATTACCTTCTAGAAGCCAAGCATCTATCAAACGTTGGGTTTGGGATGACGAAGGTAGAGACCTCATTGGTGTTATCCAAGACCTTTCACAAGTTAAAGGTGGTAACCTTAGATATAACGTTGATGGAACCTTGATAGGTATTCCTAGATCAAAATTCTTACACTTTAGACACAATGCACAACTAGATAATCCAGAAGGAAATTCTCCACTTAAACAAGTGTTTATACCTTGGAGTTATCTAACTACTATTGAGGAATATGAAGCAGTTGGAATTAGCCGTGACATGAACGGTATGCCAATGATTAAGCTTCCCCCTGAATACATGGCAGCGAATGCCTCTGATGATAAGAAAGCTGTTTTTGAGTATATGAAACAAGTTATCAGAAACATTAATGCTAACGAACAATCTGGATTAGTATTTCCTAAGTTTGTAGACCCTGATACTAAAGCTGATGCTTTCGAGTTTTCACTAGTTGGTACTCAAGGTAATAAGAACTACGACACTGACGCAATCATTCGTAGGTACGAACAGAAGATTCTTATGACCTTCTTAGCTGATGTACTTCTTTTAGGTCATAGTGCTGTAGGCTCTAATGCGTTAGCTTCTGAAAAGTCAAGTCTTTTAGCTGTTAAAGTTGAAGCTATCTTAGCTCAAATTGTAGACATTATTAACACAGACTT